CGCCGTATGAAACTGTGGTGGGCCGTGCCTCGGTCAATCCGATTTGTGCTGCACGGACTAGATCAGCCAAATCCAACAGCTGATCAAGCGTGCGATTGTCGCCGGTGCCTAGGCCGACTATCACGACGCGGTATTCCATGTCTGCAACTACGTTGCTAGCCATCATGATGGTTGGCGCTTCAACAATGCAACAAGGCACGTTGATATTGCGTGGATCATCAAACACACGTAGCCCGGTAATTGTGCCGAGCTTGGTTACCAGTTGGTCGTAACCATCCTTGAACATGTTTGCCATGTCAGGCCACCTGTGGCTTATTGACTCCGAGCAGGCGCAGGATTTGTCCGTAGTTGCCGGTCACCGGGCCACCTGTTGCTAATGGGTCAAACGATGCAAAGGCTTCGGTGCTGCCACGCTCGCGGTACAGGATTGCTGCGTACTGGACAGTGCCCAGCTTGGCATCGCCACCTGGCACCGAGCTAGGTGAATCAAAGTACCCGGACTCCTGGCGCTTGCGGTATGCGAACTGGTTGGCTGCGCTGATTGCCATGTTGGCAACGTCCAGGTCGGCGCTCGGGTTTGTGAACGTGAAACCCAGGTAGTCCTCCAGGTCATCCAGGACAATCCACGAGCACGTGATGCTGTAGGTGACTGTGCCGGTGGCAGCTGCTCGATCAACGTCATCCGTGGTCAGAGCAAACTGCACCTGATTTGGGATGATGGTGTCAGTGTCGTACTGATAATCACCCTGCTGCGATACGCCGATGAAGTAATACTCTGGCAGCGCCAAAATCTTGTGCGTGCCATTCCATGTGGCGTTGATGCCACTGATGGTTATTGACTGTCCGACCTCAAAGTTGTGAGGCTCCAGCAACTGAACGATGGCAACATTACTGACAACCTGTTTATGGGTTACCGAGTAAGTCGCCACCGTTCAGAGTCGCCTGGAGGGAACGAACTATCAGCTTGCAACGACAAACTTGGTCGCGTCAATCATCAAGGTGGCGAAGTAGCCACGGAACTTGATGTAGCGCGACAGCGAGCCGTCGGCTGCCTCAACTTGGAGGGCACCCTTCTGCTGTTCGTAAATCTCGAAGCCGTCTGGGTTGAGCACGGTTGGTGCTGCTGCCCAGTGGCGGTCAACGATGACGGTGAGGCCGAAGGCGTTCATGGCGCTGGCTGCCGGTGAAGCATTGCCGAATGCGTTCATGGGGCCGATGGCTGGGAACAGTGGGCGGTCTGCCGTGTCCACGAGCTTGCCGAGGTTGGCAAACGCGCTCGAGCCTACGAGCAGGTGGGTTGGCAGGTTGCCGTTGCTGTTGGTGAGGATGGTTGAGGCTGCGTCGTACACGAAGCCGATCCACGAGGCCGGGTCGGTCTGCGTGAGAACCGAACCTGACTGTGTGATGCCAGCCTGCAGAGCAGCTGAGGCAACTTGGTCGGTTTCGTCGGCGTAGATACGCGCCATGTCGTCAACCAGGAGTCCAAGCACTTCCGGCTCAGTCCAGTCCATGTCCTCTTCCGAGAGGCGAACGTATCCGCCGTACACGCCCTTCGTGACGTTGTTGTTCTGCACAACGAACGTGCCTTGGTCGAGGTTGGCGTTTTCGCCGTTGGATGCACCAATCGTGGTATGCGTGGTCACCTTCGGGCGACGGAACACTTTGCCACCACCGGGCATGGCCTTGACACCAAATGCGTCAACGATCGGACGCAGGCCACGGAAGTTGTTGTACACCGGGCCGAGGATTGGCTCCGGCAGGATGCCGGGCGTGTCGGTCGTGGTTACATCGGGGGCAGCAGCCTTGATGTTGGCAAGGAACTCTTGCGCTTCGGAGCCACCGCGGAGCAGCTTGCTGATGTACTCAGCAGCTGATGGCAGCTTGAATTCTTTCTTGGGTGCAGCGAACAGCATTTGTGGTGCTGGTGCTGGTGCAGGAACTTCGGCTGGTGCTTCGACCTTGACTTCTGACATTGTGGTTGTCTCCTCTTGGGGTTCGGTCGCTGCAACCTCTGTAATCATAGCGCCCTTGAATGCAGGTGCCGTTACCAATGATAACTCCACCCAGGTCGCTTTCTTGATGATCATCGTGCCGTTGTCGTCGTAGGTCGCGTCAACTACGTCAACGCCGACTGATACCGAGTCCACGGCCTCGTCTTTGATGAGCTCGAGCATGTCGTTGCCTTCGGAGGTGGCGCTGATTCGGGCTGTGAATAGCATGCCTTCTTCGGAGTCCAGGCGGCCTGTGACTACGCCGACCGGCTGCTCAGAATCGTGATATTTCAACAGTTTCGGCTTCTTGCCGGTGACCGGGAGGGCACCGCGCTCGAACTTGACGCGCGTACCGTCACTGACGGTGGCCTCGGTATTCCAGGGGACGGCAACACCGCTGATCGAGCGTGGCGACTCGCCCTCCTGGGCAAGCACAAACGTGTTCTCGGCTGTTAGGCGAATCATCATGCCTCACTTTCGTCATTAGAGGGTAGCCCCCGAGCCGGTGCAGCGTTGTCCGACTCGGGAGACATTTCGGCTTCCTCCAGGTAGCTCTCAACGTCAAGGTAAATGTAGCGACCGCGTGGTGTGACGCTGTTTTGGCTGAGAGTTTGCTCGATGCAGTCGATGAACGGTTTGGCACCGAATAGGTACAGGTCTTGGCGTGCTTGCTGTGCATTCTGATACGTCATGCCGGAACCTGATGGTGCACCAACCAAATACGGTGGGATGTTTGCTAGGCGTGCCATCTCAAGCGCTTGGTATGTGCGTGCCTCGGTCAGCTGCAGCTTGCTCGGATCCATGTACGACTCTTTCCAATCGACGTATTGGTTCAACGCAGCAATCGCATTGTTATTTCGTGCAGCTGCAAAACCTGCAGCCAGTTCGCTCAATTCCTCGCCACTCAAAGGCTCGCCCTCGGTTTGCTTCAGCACACCGGCTGGGGTCTGATTCTTGGCGAAGCGTTCGGCGCTGGTGTCCAGGTTGATGTTGGTACGGATCGAGCGTGCACCCATTGTCAGCAAGCCCTGAATGGGGCTGAGAAACTGCACTACGTCATTCGGGTCAAGCCGGTAGCCGTTGAAATAGACCTCTTTGCTCGGGCCGAACCATTGTGGGCCAGCTTGGTCACGTGTCTGCACGTTGTCTGCCGGAATCCATGTAAACGTCGCTGGGAAGCCGTTGCCGAATCGGCTGGTCACAATCCAGAAGGCGCGACCGTAGAACAGCAGGTCATCGGTCGTCCAGGACATGATGAAGTTGCGTGTGACGTTTGGGTCGGGCTGATGAAACCATGTGTCATCAGGCAGGTGTACGTCCTCGTAGTCCTCGCCCACCCACTGTTTCGAGTACTGGTGAATCTCTAGGCAGCCGACCATCGAGCAGATCAGGTCACGTGCCCGGCTGATGGTGGGAATCTGAATCGCAGCCGACCTGTTGAAGTCGGTGGTGTAGGTCATGAAGTTGCCGACAAGCGGATTACCAGCAGCACCAGCAGCGCCTACTTCAGCCTTCGTGTTATTAGCGACAGCGCGCTTGAGAGAGAATCCAGCCATTGTGCAGTTGAGTCTAGGCGCTCGATGCAATGACAGGACGGTTGACCATTGGACGTGGTCGGCTCATCATGCCAACAGCCCACACCAAGCAACGCGCCAACTCAATCGGCCCGGAAGACTTCTGCGATGACAACGCAATGGCCCCAGGAGTACGCACCGCGACAGCGCGACCAACATGTTCAGCCAACATCGTTTCACCAGTGTGCTTGACGCGACCTTCGTTGATCAGGTTCTTGACCATCGAGGTGTATCGGCTGATCTCCTGATATCCAACCAGCACCCTGCGACGTTGCAGATCGGAGGGGCAGTTGGTGTCCAGTGTCGGCGTGATAGCAACTTGCAAACCTGAGTTGGAGGCCAACTGGTGTCGAATGTTATCCCAGACCTGTGTGATGGTTTCGCACATGAATGCGACAGTCGCAGTCAGCATCCCAGCAGTATTCGCGTTCACACGTACAGCCACGTACCGGCCATCGTCTAAGGAGACTTCCACGGCGAGCACGCCGCCAGGCAATGGTGGCAAATCGGTACGACAGGACTCCCACCGTCCAGGTGGCAGCCACGACAGCTCTGATTGCACCCATAGGTTCACGCTAGAGCGCAAGAAGCCTGCACGATTCGGCCCCTTGGATTCGGCTTGGACTGTGCGTATGTCAAGCGTGTGTCCGAGCGCCGGGTTGGCGTATTCCCATGCAGCTTCGCTCATGGGATCTAGTTCAGGTGGTGGGCTGTATTCAGCTAGGTACACACTGCCGGTGCTTTCACCTGAGTCGATGGCGCGTATGCCTTGCTCACGCCAACGCAACATTGCAACGCTGTCCTCGGTACCGGCAGTGCTCCACATCGAGCACAATGGATTCGGCCTGGCACGTTGAGTCGGCAGCAGGCCGATGTCCAAGGTCTCGGAGTCAATGCCAAACACTTCATCGGCAATGATGAGATCGACCGACATACCGTGACCACTGGACGGCCTGGCTGCTTTGACGTACCACTTGGAGTCACCAACCTTGATGCTGTTACGACCGTACGCCCATACAGCTTTGACACCGAACTTGGATTCGATGATTGGTGCCAAATCTTGAAACAGCGCAGTGGCTAGATCGAGCCGGTGGGCCGTGGTCAGGATTGTTTGTGGACCGACCTGCGTGGCGTATTGAGTCAGCCACCATCCGAGCAAGGCTTTGAGCGCAACGGTCTTTCCGTTCTGTCGAGCAACGGACACAAGTGAAACGTGGTTGAGAAACTGCCCCTCGGCATCGACGGCCAGTTGATTGTTGAGAACATGCCTCTGCCAGGGCATAAGTTCCACTCCGAGAATGCGCTGAGCCCAATCTGCAACTTCGGGCCCATAGCTTTCGGCAGCATCCGTGATGATCGTTTCAATTCTCGGGAGGTCATGACCTTTTCCTTTCCGCTTCGGGCTTTCCTTTTGGGATA